CAGAAGAAATAAAAGATATACAATTTTTAAAAGTAGATATTGTAGATGGTTATGAAATAAGTAATAATTATAATATACAGTCAATTCCACACTTTAAGTTTTTTAAAAATAATATTGAGATTTTTTCATTTACAGGTACTAATAAAAATAATTTGATAAGTTCGATTAAAACTTTAAAAGAATATTAAAAACTAATAAAAATTGATTATTTTTTTATAAAATATTATTAGCACAAAAAATGCTTTCTTATATTGTAAAAACAACAATTATAATTTCAACTCTTATTATGGTATCAGATGCATATCAAATATCATTTCCAACATTTAAAAAGAATATTGCTATTGTATCTAATATCAATATTAAAAAAATTACAGATGTTGAAAAAGCAGATTTAAAAAATCTATTTACTGCTGTTCCACTTATTATGTTTAAAAAACAAAATATTGAACCACTTGAATATTTTGAGTTTTGTAAAATATTTGATGATAAACATACCGATGATATTATTCATCCATTTGATTATGCAAGGATTGATACTGTTCCTCAAATTGCTTTAAGAGGGAATTGTTATATCAAAGATATGCATGGAATTAAAGACGTTACATTGAAGTATAGCGAACCTTTTAAAAATACTCACGTATGGCATCAAGATATTGTTGGACATGGAACACATATTGTACCAGTTGTATCGAGTATGTATATGATAAAAACTCCTCCTATCGGTGGTGAAACACTATTTGCAAGCATGGAAGATGCTTATGATAATCTTGATTATTATCTAAAAAGAGAAATTAAAGACTTTAACGTTATTTATACAAACGGAAATGACGGAATTATGAACTCATATTTTGATTATACCGGATATAATCCTCTTAAAAAAGATGATTATATTTTTGATAGACGAGGTAGTAGTATTCTTAATAGGGAATCGCTTGTTGTATATAGCGATTCTACAAAAAAAAGAAAGTCATTGATGTTATCTCCTTTTCGCTTTACAAAGTTTGATAAAATGTCTCACGAAAATAGTTGTGATTTGTATAGAGAGATGATGTATAAATACATTCTAATTGAAAATAATATTGTTAAAATTAAATGGGAAAAAAATGATTTATTGATATTTAATAATAGAAAACTTATTCATACATCTTCTCCAACAATAGAATATCAAAATTATGAAAGATTGTATTATTCTTGTTTCTTAGGAACGAGAACACCTATTTATAAATGTAATACGTATTAAATAGTTTGTAAAATTATATGCGAATAAATATCACTTGAAACTATTTCGCTACATATATCAGAAATACTTTTATTTTCAATATCAATTACAATAATGTTTTTATTTTCATTTATCAAATCAGTATAAGTTTTTTCGTGCAATTCGTGAATTCTCTGTATATATTCTATTTTAATATTTTTTTCAGATTCTCTTCCACGCTTACCAATTCGTTTTAAACACATAACTGGATTAGAACGAAGATATATAGTACCCGCTGGTTGCCATAATTCATCGGTTGTTTTATGATAATGTAATAAATTAGCATACTCTTCATTGTTAATTGTATTATCTTCGTGTGCTTTTTTTACAAAAACATTTTTAATAAAACATGGACTTCTTTCCATTAAAATTATAGAATTAGACTTTTCTTGTATCCAACATCTATCGAGCCATACCTTTATTTGAAAGTCATAACTACTTTTATTACTATTATACATGTCTTTTAAATATTCGTTCCAATTATCTACAGGTTCGATATCAATAGCTGTTTTGTAATATCTATGAAAATAATTGAGAATACTTGTTTTATAACAACCTATATTTCCGTCCAATGTTATAATAGGCATTTATTAAATATATATGTGTTTATTATATTTATATATCATTTTTTTCAATTATGCATAAACTTATATTTTAATACTATTGCTTTAACCTTTTCTTCGGTTACTTCTCCCTTAATATTTTCTAATTTGATAAATAAATCTTCCAATATTTTATTAAATAATGTTATTAGTCCAAGTAATGCTTCTTTTTCTAAAGTTACTTTGAAATATTTGAATATCTTTGATATTTTGCGTTTAACAATCATGGAAACCTTATTACATCCGGTGAATTTAGTTATTGCACCACCATTACTTGAGCAACTATTGCAATCGCCTCCTCCTATAAATGTTTGTGTTGCGCCAAGTGCTGGTCTTGCGATCCCCCCTTCAAAATTCATTTGCATAACATCTTTTGTTAAATTATCTATCTTATATACTGGTTCAGAAACTCCGTAAAATGCAGCTGTATTAAAAGCACCCCCAGTATATCCTTTTTTAGTCTTAGAATTAACAGTTAAACGTTTATTTAATAAATCAGCCATATTGGAAACATCTTTGTTATGTAATTTTTCAATTCCAATTTTCAAACATATTAAAGATATTAATGCCGATATATTAAAAATTAGTTTGTCGATAAATAAACTAATTATATTTACTATTTCTTTTTCTTTTTCGTTTGTTGATTTTTTTATTATCTTATATTTTTTTAATAAAGATTCAGAACAATATTTTATATCCTTACAATCTGTCATATGTTTATTATACTACTATATAAAATGAAAATAAATATATATATTAAGGAAGAATGGAATATTTAGAATTAGATCAAGATGTTACGTTTCAAAATATTAATTCAATAAATGGGCGTGTAAATGCTATGTCTGATGTAGAAAATTATAAAATTAAAAAGTCTATAATTGAAGCAAGCGAACATCAAACAAATATAATATCTCGTAACTTAAATTGCACTGGTGTTTCAAAAGTTTTTTTCTCTATGGCAAATATTAACCTATTGCAATCTGGAATAAGAAATAAAATATTAAATCAAACAATGGGCGATATTAATATAAATAGACAAAGTGATGATGAATTAAAAATAATAATGAGATCTATTTATTTACAACATGGTAAAAATCTTCCTGAAAATATTAATGAACAAGTTCTTGATTTAAATACGCGTGTAATAATATGGGCAGTTCCGCAAATTATAACAAATATTAAACAATCCCGTCAGTATATAAAAGACATTAGTACAATGCCTATGCCTCTCGATAGGTCTATATTACCATCAAATAAAGGTATGCGAACACTCGAGATAACAAAATTTCATTAAATATAAAACACAAAAATAAATAGTAATTATAATCTTAAAATAATATAATATTATAGAAGTATAGAATATACTATGTCTGCTTATAGAGAGACCGCTTGGTCTTACGACCCAAAAGAATTAGAGTTAGATAAAGACACAGGATTACCCTTTATTCCAAACAAAAAAGAGCTTGATTTATTCAAGCGAGATAAAACCGAAATGTATAGAGGAACATTGACGGTATGTTTTGTTTATGGTCTATCCGCATTTATATTATTGTCCATAATATTTTTTACAAGTTGGGGGACAAAATTTGTTTATAATACATTTTTACCTGCTATTTTAACATATGTCGTTGGAGCAATATTCATTATAATATATCTTGCAATCACTATTTCCGAACTCAAACCACGTCAAATAGGTAAAGCTATAGCATCTTCTGTTTGTCCGGACTATTGGAAATTGACAAAGTCTGACGCAAAAGAGCATTTATTTGAAAAAATAAAGGATAAAAAATATACATCAACTATAGGACAAAATGATGTAAATCATAAATGTGTTCCCGATGGAAATGTTTTTGGAATAACGAAAACTGACATGAAAAATATGAAAAACGATACTTATAACACAAAATTACATTCATCATCATCTATGGATGGAACACACAGAACTGATATTACTATAGATGATAATATTATTCAAGACAAAGATATTATGTATTTGTATACAAAATCGATAAAAAACAATCAAACTTTCGAAGATGAATATAATAATATCCCTTCTTCATCGGCTCTACGAAACTATGCTGAAATTACAGGTTTATATGACCCTGAAACTGCAAATGTTAAAGACGTTAACACTATAGATAGAGAAAAGTTGAATAAAAACTCTTTATTTGCTGGAATGGAATTTAATTACAAAAATAATAAGCCTCTAATATGCAGTGAGGTTTATCCTAATATTTTAAACTCGCTCGAATATGATATATATAATAAAGATAAGTTAAAATGCGAATATGCAAAAGCCTGCAATGTATCTTGGAGCCATTTAGATTGTTACGAAAATCCTATATAATTTTCATAATTGCTTACATATACCAAAAGTTTTTCTATGAAATTCTGTTATTCCGTATTTTATTAATGCTTCGTGATGTTTTTTTGTACCATATCCTTTATTTTTACCAATTTCATACAATGAGAGATTTGGATTATTAATAATTAACTCTTTTATAAGTTTTGTGTGATAATCTTTTGCTAATATTGATGCAGCGGCAATATTTAGATATTTTGTATCACCTTTAGGAATACACTCATATTCAATAATATCTTCATCATACCCAGGAGGAACATATCCTTTAAAATGTTGTCCATCTACAAGAATATGGTCAAACTTATGTTTTTTATAAGCTACATCTATAGAACGATGCATTGCTTTCATAGTAGCATTTAAAATGTTTATTTCATCAATTTCTGTATGTGAAACCTCGCCAATACCATATGTTATACTTACATCTTTAATATAAATAGCCAATTCGTCGCGTTTTTTTTCCGTTAATTTTTTAGAGTCTTTTATTTCTTTATATTTTTCATCTGGGAAAGTCGAAGGCAATACAACACAAGCTGCAATGACAGGACCTATAAAAGTTCCTCTCGCGACTTCATCAACGCCTGCTACGTATTTATTTATTTCAGGCATAATATAATTCGTTGTCATATTAATGTAAGTAATTATTATACTATACTTATCATTTTTTAAAAGTTAATAGACACGTATAAAACATATTATAGTTATTTATATTAGAATGTGTATAACATATATATGTAAATATATATCAGATACGTTTAGTAACTGTATGTATAATATTGAAAAATATAATGTAGCATGCGAAGAAAAAGAAAAATACGAAGCATTGTTGAAAGAAAAACCTTATTATTTACTTGGGGATAATGACAATATTGAAATGTATTAATATATTATAATATATCTAAAAAATGATATGTTATTTTTAAATATATTATACTTCCACTATGGTTAAAGAATTGCAAAATTACTATGAAAATTTTGTTATTAATTCAATGATAAATATATTAGACGACGTTATTATGTTCATTGTAAAATGTTTAATATGTATTTTAATAGTTATTGTTCTTGTTTTGTCAAGGTTCTTAATGTCGATATGTATATCGTACAATGTGTAAAATATATAATTTTATATAATAGAGTTATGATATCTCATTTATTAACTGCATTATCTTTCGGTATTATACCTATATTATATAAATCATTGCTATTAACAAATGTACATATTGTATCTTTGCTAATATTTAGTAAAATATTAATAGCAATTTTGTGTATCTTACTTTTATGTTTAGATGATAACCTTATCAATTTTAAGAAAGATATAAACTTTATAATAAAAAACAAATATTCGTTTTTATATTTTTCGTTAATTATTGGATTGACGGCATTTGTATATGTATTTGGGCAGTATAATTATTTTTCTACTTTAAACAATTATAATACTAATATAAGTACTATAATAATAGCATGCTATCCTGTAATAACAGTTGTATTATCTTATTTATATTTTAACGAAACAATAACATATTATCAATTATTAGGCTTAATTTTTATATTCTCTGGTTTAGTATTATTGATAAATGAATAGTATAT